TGCTTACGCAGCAAGCGTTTACCGTTACAAATGCTAACCCCGGCGTCATCACGCTGACGACGGCGCTCGAAGAAAACACGACATTCGTTGCAACAACCAACGGGGCGCTGCCGACCAATTTGGTTCCCGGCACTACGTACTACTTAGTTAACGTGTCTGGGTTGACGGCGAACTTTGCAGCGACATTTGCTGGCGCCCCGATAAACACTACTGCGGGTACCCAAACGGGTACTCACGCACTGACCGTTGCCGATTGCCCGACCGTGTGTACACACGCCACTGTGTCTGATGGTTCGCGGTTCATTCTGACTTTTGGCGTCAACGACTACAACGCGAGTGTGCGTGACCCCATGCTGGTGCGGTGGTCAGACCAAGAGAACTACAACATCTGGACTCCGGCCATCACTAATCAGGCTGGCAGCTTCCGACTCAGCCGGGGTAGCGAGATCCAGACATCGCAACAAACACGTCAAGAAGTCTTGGTGTGGACGGATGCCGCGCTGTACTCCATGCAGTACCTTGGCCCGCCGTATGTCTGGAAGTTCGACATCCTGGCCGACAACATCTCAATCGCCTCGCCCAACTCGACGGCAGTGGCCAACAACATCACGTACTGGATGGGGGTGGACAAGTTCTACATCTACTCAGGCCGGGTGGAGTCCTTGAGCTGCACGCTTCGGCAGTACATCTTTGGTGATCTGAACCTGAGCCAGCGCTATCAGTTCTTTGCGGGTACCAACGAGGGGTTCCACGAAATCTGGTGGTTCTACTGCTCTGCGAACTCCACCACGATCGACCGCTACGCCATTTACAACTACCTCGAAGGCGTGTGGGCGTATGGCAATCTAGCTCGTACTGCTTGGCTTGACTCGCCGTATCTCGCTGCGCCTATCGCGTTGAACTACGATGGCCAGATCCTGTACCACGAGAACGGCAACGACGACGGATCGACGAACCCACCCTCCCCACTGGCGGCCTACGTGCAATCCGCCGACTTTGACATCGGTGAGGGCGACCATTACGCATACGTTGATTCGCTCATTCCGGACGTTTGTTTTGACGGCTCAACCGCCGTGTCTCCGGAGATAACGCTGACTGTTAAACCTCGGCAGAACCCAGGCGCTGCTTACAACGCTGCGCCGTCAAACCCCGATGTGGCCAGCGTCAACGACTACTCTGTGCAGAACAACTACCTCGTGCAGCGGTTCACTGAGTTCGTTTATGTGCGGGTTCGCGGGCGGCAGATGGCGTTCAAGGTGGAGTCCACCGCGCTGGGTACAACGTGGCAGATGGGCGCGACGCGCATCAACATCCGTCCTGATGGGCGCAGGAGATAACTATGACATCTCTAATCGTCACGTCGGAGTACCCCATCAACCAAGTGGTGGCACCTCGGCTGCCTTCCGCCCCAGGCGAGTACGACTCGCGCTATCAAGAGCAATTCGCCAATGTTTTGCGGCTGTACTTCAGGCAACTCGACAACATCTTAGGACAACTCGTGGCTGCTAACACGTCTATACCCATCACTTTCAATAGCACGAGTCTTGATGCTTTCGGGCGGCTCCAAGTCAGCCAGCCCTACACGCTCTTTGATAGTCAGAATCGGTACGCAGTCGACAATCAGTTCGACACGTCTACTGCAACAGGCGGGACGACGACATATCTGCCAAACGAGTCGTCAGTTCAGCTAAATGTAACCACGTCGTCTGGATCCTCGGTTGTTCGTCAGACGTTCCGCAACTTCCCGTATCAGCCCGGAAAAGGGTTGATGCTGATGGCCACATTCGTCATGAATGCGGCCAAGACGGGGTTGCGGCAGCGCGTGGGCTACTTCAGCACGCAGAACGGCGTGTTCTTCCAGCAGGCGGATTCCACCAAGTCCTTTGTGCTGCGCTCCTACATTAGCGGCGCCACTTCCGATGCGCGCACGGTTACTCAGGCGAACTGGAACGGCGACAAGCTAGACGGCACGGGCGCCAGCGGGCTCGTGCTCGATGCGTCCAAGGCCCAAATTCTGTGGATGGATTTCGAGTGGCTGGGCGTCGGCTCTGTGCGCTGCGGCTTCATCATCGACGGCCAGTTCATCCTGTGCCATACGTTCCAGAACGCCAACAGCATCTCTACGGTCTACATGACCACGGCCATCCTCCCCGTCCGGTACGAGATCACCAACACCGCCGCTACTGCGACCGCATCCAGCATGCGCCAGATCTGCTCAACCGTGCTTTCTGACGGGGGCTATGAGCAGACATCTATCGAGCACATGGCGCGGCGCACATCTGTGCCGGCAGGGAACTTCATCACAACCGCGTTCTATCCGTTGGCGTCTATCCGAATTGCCTCAACCGCTTTGGGCGCTGTCGTTATCCCCATCAGCTACGATTTCTTGCCGACAACGGTGGATAACTACGAAGTCGCGTTGATCAAGAACACCACGCTTACGGGCGCAGTCTGGGCAGCGTCAGCCACTGACGCAAACGTCGAGGTGGACTACACCGCCACGGCAGCAACTGGCGGCACGATCGTTTCTAGCGGATACACCTCGGGCAAGTCCGGGAGAATCCCGCTAAACAGCACAAGCCCGTACAACTGGGATTTGCAACTTGGCGTGTCTTTGGCGGGTGTGAGCGACACTTACACCTTATGCGCACGGACACTTGCCAGTACTGGTGGCGGATGGGGCGCAATGTCGTTCTACGACCTCACACAGTAACTTTGCCCTTGACACCCGACATGCTAAACTTTAACAACCCCTTTTCTGCGAGGCACCCATGAGCCTTCAAGCTGCTGCACAACATCTTGCGTCTAGAGGGAGGGGTGAAGACTCGTTGCTCGTCCACATGACCCCCGGAGAAGTTCACGGACTTCAATCCTTGGCGATGTCGCACGGCGGCAGTCTGACGCGCAACCCTGACACTGGTTTGCCTGAAGCGGGATTTCTGAAGAACCTCCTCCCCACGCTGATCGGTATTGCCAGCAACGTATTTCTTCCGGGCAATCCCTGGGGGGCTGCCGCAATAGGTGCAGGGTTAGGCGCGTTGACCAACAAGAAAAACCCTTTGATGGGGGCTGTTC